TGGTGATTTGCGCTGTCTCCATAGCCCCGCTCAATTCTTCCAATGCGCCTTTAAGCGTGTCCAGCTTTTGAGCCGCCACCTGCTGAGCATCGATTTTGTCCATAGCCGCAGCCATGGCATCGATACCTTCCGCACCTTCTTTGTACAGGATATTCCCGGCGCGAATCGCGTCAGATCCAAACATCGTATTCATGGCTGCTTGCCGCTGCATGTCGTTCAAACCGGACATCTTTTCATTCAGTAAGCCCGCAATTTCGGACATGTCCTTCAGGGAACCGTTGGCGTCATAAAATGACGAATACACCCAACCGTTAGCCTCGGCCATTTCCTTTGCTTGCTTGAAGTACTTCCCCGTTACTGTCTTGGCCCCGTCTGCTCGGGCCATATAGGTTGCTAACGCTTGACTTATACCGTCAATGCTCATTTCCGCAGGTTTGATGCCTTGCTTCGACAAGTATTCCATGGCTTTCCCGGTATCAAGTGTCAGCAGTCCCAAGTCCTTGAACGTCGCATAAGCGTCTGCCGTGGTTGGCTGGAGCCGCATAAGCATCGTCTTGAGAGAAGTACCCGCGTCCGAACCTTTAAGACCATTCTGAGCGAATGCAGCTAGTGCAGTTGCCGTATCTTTGAATGACAGTCCAACCGATGCGGCGACAGAGGCTGATTGGGCCAATCCGAATTTCAATTCACTCACGCTGGTCGCTGAAGCATTTGCAGCTCCGGCCAGTATGTCAGCCGCATCTTGCACAGATAGGGAATCGCTTTTGAAAGCATTAAGCGCAGTTGAAGCAATTTCAGCGGCGTCAGCCAGTTCCAATTCGCCAGCGGTAGCCAAAGAGAGCGCGCCAGATAGGCCGCCATTCATAACGTCCTCTACCTTAACCCCGGCCTTGATCAGTTCTTCAATGCCCTGAGCCGCTTCGGTTGCGCTGTACTTGGTATCTGCGCCCATGGTGATTGCCAATTGTTCCAACTCGCCACGGAATTTGCTAACCTCAGCTGGGTCCATAACAGAATACGCATTTGCCATACCCTGTTCGAAGTCTGCGGCGCTTTTTACCGCTACCCCTAGGGCACCAGCCACCAAGCCGCCAAAAGCAGTAACGCCTGCACCAACCTTTTTCATTTGTTCGAACGAATTACCCATGGCTTGCTGCGCTTGTTCAAAGGACTCCTTGTAATCCTGTCCCAGCTTGCTAACTTGCCGCCCTTGTTCTCCAATCTCGCGAGTCGTATCCTCCAAGCGGTCATTCAGGTTCTGAAGCTCTTGTTCAGTTTTAGCCACTTCACGTTGAAAAGCCCTGTATTGACCTTCTGTGATGTCTCCACGTGCAAATTGCTGATTCACTTGTTCCTGCACTAGCCTTAACCGACTTAACTTTTCTTGAGTGTTACTAACGGAGTCGGCAAGCAGCTTTTGTTTCTGTGCAAGCAGCTCAGTATTGCCTGGGTCAAACTTCAGGAGCTTTTCAACCTGTTTTAGCTCCGACTGGATATCTCTTGATTTTTTGTTGACATCAGCAAGAGCCTTGCCCAAACCAGATGTCTCCGCTCCGATGACAACGTTAATCCCCTTAATAGTTTCAGCCACACAGCCCACCTACCCCATGTTCTAGGCAGGCATTGGCTCGCTACTTAATGTGCGGCACGCTCTGTTCCTTAATTTTCACTTGTACAATCTGCTTACAGCGCAGACATTTGATCTCAACATCCGCCACCCTCGCATAAAATAAAAGATGCCCGCAGTGTGGGCATCTCGCTTCTTTCAGATCCATAAAATCACCACACAGTCAGCTCGAATTACTAGGCTCTTAGGCTTTGGATTCAACCATCTTCTTCAGCCTTTCCATCTCAACAGACACCTTTTTCTTTGTATTGGAGATACGAATGTCAAGGGCTTCAATTTGCTTTTCTGTCAATCCGCCTTTTGCAGGACGTTCCATCATAACTGTTATCAATGCATTCAATGTCCTGATTTTCTCATTCTCATAATAAGCAGTGTATACATGCCCACAATGGTGACAAGAAAAACCCACACGGTCCACTCTCGAAGTAACTTTCTCTTTACCATAGCTGATCAACACGAACTCTTGGTCACAACCATCATTGCATTCCACTTTCATCATAGAGATTCCCCTTACTTGCCATAAAAGGCATCTATATCAGCTTGCGTTGCTTCTCTCGGGCCTTTCTCCTTCTCCTCTTGTCCTGTATAGCTTCTTGCAAGATCAATCAAATCTGAACATGTGAGTTCACACATCTCCTCCATACTCAGACCAATTCGTTTGCCGATAGCCAAAAGATCAATTTCTAAACGCGATTCTTTATCTCCGGGATGTGAAGACTCCTTTGACTCCCGCACTTTTACGAAAAAAGCCTTTAGTCGCTTCCTCCACAACATTGAGAATGAGGTCTTCATCCGAGAAATCAATATCCTCTCCATATCCATTCAACCAAGACGCAAATTTAGGGAATGGTTTCCCGAACTGATCCGCCTTTGCCATGGCCCAAGCTAACTGCAAGATGGAAAGGAAATTAATATTACCCAGTGCCAGAACGTCTTCATTTGTAGCCCCATGTTCTTCGTCATTTCCTTCTTCTCTCTCTTCCCTCTCTTCAAAGCCATTGATTATCTTCGTCATATCTCCTATCAGGTCCGATCCGAATTCTTGCTTGTAAAAAAGTAAAGCAGGAGCTACCGCTCTGATCTGAACTGTTTTTTCTCCGAATTTAATCTCTCTCAATTTCACCGTCTCCAATCTCAGTTTGGTTTTTAGTTAATTCGAGGTTTTCAGCCTCCGTTGCACCCGCCTGCACCTCATCGTCAGACGGGCTTAACATGGCATTAGAGGCGTTTACTCCCCCGATGTGAATGTTGGTGTGTAAACTTTAGTAAAGAAGGAATTAAACTGAGTAGCGTTCGTTTCACTCAGTTCCAAATCACCCTTGACGATATTCACTCCGTCCAATTCAATTGGAGATACAGTAACAGACAACGTTTCGCCCGTGATCTCGATTGATTCACCTTTGGTCGTCAACTCTTTTGCTGTCCGGGCTGCTTGGCAATCGTAGTAAACGAAACGGCGATTCCTCTTGTCTCCTAAAACTTGTCCCATGAGTGCGAATTTCTCCGGCATTCCATCAGACGTTTCCACCAGTAAGCCGTGATCATCAATCTTCCAGCCAAACATCCGGACTTTAATTTCATCCGGAATCAAGGCCATTTCCAGTTCTGCTGTATAACCGTTATTGCTCGTAGCCACAAAGTAAGCATTGTTGTCAGCGTAAAAAGTGGAAGACTCTCCTTGTGCCTCTGGCGCCCACCGCACAGCGCCAGGAATAGGAATAGGAACTTCCCAGGCTGGTTGAGATGTTGCAGCGTCATCTAAAAATGCAATGTGTACCTTATCCAATCCAAACGTTACTTTATTTTCTGACATATATGTCACCCTCCGATTAATTGAATTGTGAAAACCGTTTGGAACAGTTTTTCACTGTCCAGGTATGTTTCGACCGTGCTGAATGGCAGCTGCATCTCTTTCAATTTGCCTTTAACTTTTGCCTCGGCGGCCAAGTCTTTCTTTTCGGTGTACAGCTCCACCTGAAAATTGGCGACATCAAGAAAGTTTATATTGTCGGCCATAAAATCGCCGTCATAGGCAAACAGATATACTAAATACGGCGCTTTTGGTTCAGTAGTGAAATGCGAATAAGCGACTGGATACCCAATCGCTTGAAGACCTTGATATAATTCGGTTTGATTCATCATCATCCCCCATTTCGGATGATTGATTTGATTCGATTTACCATATCCGGTAGCTCTCGATCACACACGGGCCTGATATGCGGTTTCCCCGCAACCCGTCCGCCACCTCTTTTAGCATGGCCGTTTTCGAGCAAATGAGTGATACTGGGTTTGTTTTTGTTATATACGATGTTCTTAGTGCTACCGGTTGTGGATTCCTTTTTCAAAGTCCATCCCTTAGCATACACACCGCTTTTCTTTGGCGATATCGTCGATATGCCTTTGGCTACACGCTTTGAAGTCGCGTTCACTTCTTTTTCAATGCCGGCGGTTACATCATCGGTATATTCTTTGACGGCGGCAGTGATCTCATTTGCTAAATCATCAAGGGTACCAGCCAAATTAAAGCCTCCCTTCAGTAATTATGGTGAATGTGGCGTTTAACTCATCGTCATTGATGATACTTTTCACATCGTACGTCACGTTCTTGTATCGGATCTCAATTCGCGTCTTCTTTTCCGCAAACAGCTCATCTATCGTTTTGGAATATCGGACTACAAATCTAGTAATGTGTTCTGAGTTGGTTTGAGCTGCTGCCGTAAATTCAGAACCCTTGGTTGTTTTGACCATTGACCACAGCTTAAGCAGTTCAACAAAATCTTCTGCTTCATTCCCGATGTCGTCCTTAGTAATAATCGGCCCCATGATCGTGATCCGCTTGTTAAAACGTCCGCTGTGACTGTTGCTGTTGTACCTGTTTACATTGTATCTTTTCTCATTCATACGCTTCGCCTTCCAATGCTTTTGCTAGATTCAGATTGTTGATCTGAGTTAAAAAATTGGTGTAAAAGTACTCCAGCGCATCATTGTAAGCATAGCGTGAACGCTCGAAAACGAGTTCCTTGAAAACTTCATCTGTAAGAATGTCATAATCCCCGCATACACGTACTAGATCCGCATGCGAAGCTTTGAGCATCCTCAGTATATTTCCATTCTCATCATCATCCAAGTGCATCCGATCTTTAAACTCTTGAAGGATCTCTGGCGTAATTACTTCTGCCATCTAGATCACTCCTTCAGAGCAGCCTCAGCCTCAAGGGCCTCGTCCTTGCCCTTCACTTTCTCGCCATTGGAGAGTTCGTAGGTTCCGCCACCCACATGATGTGGGAAAATCTTCGTTCCCTCAGCGGCATCGGGTTCATTGCCAGTAGAGTCCACTGGGTCCGCAACAGGCAGATCGGAACTTTCATTCTCCTGAATCTCA